CGAGATATATTTCCCGGAGCTGTCGATTGTGCCTAATGTTCCAGTGATTTGCAGATATTTATCAAGGTAATCATTCTGTGCTTTCATCGCGTTGCTGTTCAGAGCATCAACGAGGTCATCCGCAGTTACCTCAATATATTCTTTCGGAATTTCCGTTTCGATTGGATCGGCTCCTTCTGATACGTCGCTATTTGAATTTTCTTGCACGACTGTGGGCTGTTCTGCATCGTTGCTATCCGATTTCGGAACAAAAAGAGTTATGATCATAATGATTGATATAACAAGTGCGGCAATCCAAAGCCCCTTCTTGCGCTTTTTGTTTTTATTCTTAACAGCGTCGATTATAATTAAAATAATCGAGATTATGGATAAAGGTGCAAATATTAAACTAAAAAGTGAAACAACAAAAGCAGCTATGCTCAACCCTGTGTTTGTTTTTTTTGTGGTATCGCTCGTCTGGAGCTGGTCGTTCAAATTCTGCTGGCTCCCATTTAATAAATCGTTTGGCGCTCCGCAGTTTGGACATGTAGCTGCCTTTTCTGAGTATTCTTTCCCGCATTCGGGGCATTTGATAAGTGCCATTTTCTTATCCTCCTCATATGATATTTTGTTTGTTAATCGCCGCAGCGATATAACCATGTGTAACATTCTGTCAAAACCTGCGCAGTCTGTCGTTTTTTGCCGCGTAGGTTCGACGCTTCACCGCGTTTCCCTGTACGCATCTGTTGAAATATATATATCTTTGTGCTAATATATAATCAAACAAATGTTCGTATTTGGGAGGGACGCACGATGGATTATAAACAGCTCATTAAAAATATGATCGATGAAATTAACAATGAAATCTTTTTAAAAAAGATATATTCATTTGTTAAAGTGTTCTTCGAGATCTGACGGGCGGGAGTAGCTTATGGCTGCTCCCTTTCTTTATATTTTTTTGCCATCGCCCGAGCAATCTTACGAAGTGCTTCTTTTGACGTATCATCGAGTTCCATGTAGACCTCTATCAAATCCTTTATAAAAGTATCATCGCCTTTTGAAATCTGAGCGAGATATCTTTCAAGCTTATCTCCTGCGGGAAGGTACATTGGTTCGTTCCCGTTCCTCAGCCAATCCTCATTTACTCCAAACTCTCGGCATATCGAAGTAATTGCTGCATCAATAGGAGTGCTTCGCCCCATTTCATAGGTAGCAACAGTATTTCGTTTAACTCCAAGCTTTTTGGCAAATTGTTCTTGCGTCAATCCAGCGTCTTTCCGAATTTTCTTTATTCTATCGTTCACCTTTACACCTCCTTCCTGCTTCGTTTTAATCATATCACACTTAAAAATTAAAATCAACATGAATGTTGAAGAAATCAACAAATTAACCCTTGACAAACGTTTTGGCTAGACTTATAATTGTTTTAGAATCAACAAGTGAGGTGATGAAAATGGACGCTATCAAAGATGTAATAACAGCGGATGAACAGGAAGAAATCAAGGAATTTGTTTCAATTCTCCTGCTTCTTCCGAAAGAAGACCGGGCGGTGCTGCTTTCTAACGCGAACGCTTTCCGGGTTCGCAGAGACTTAGAAAAAGCAGTAAGTGGCGAAGAGGGGAGGTGAGAGAAATGAGCGAGTATTTAAATAGGGAATGTGACCGTGTCCCTAAATTCCGAATGGAAATGACAGGGAATCGGGGCGTTGAAATCTGGATTGACGGGGTAAATATATCACAGGGAGTTCGCAGTGTTACATTTTCAGCGGAAGGCTGTGAAAAATCTCCGGTATTAAATCTTTCGCTTGACGTTGGAGATTTCAGTTTTTTGCCTGAACGAAATCTAGTGTCAAGGGCAGAGACAAAAAAACACTCCACTGCCCTTGATGCTATTAAGGATGCTGTTAAAGAAGCGAGTATGACATTATAACCCACTGACGATTCACAGAGATGAATCCGGCTTGTTCTAACTCATCCAGATAACGTTCTAAATATTCAGGAGGGAATCCAAAAGAGCAAAAATCTTCATCATGGAAGTGATTATTTTTTCGTTCTCGGTTTTCTCTCATAAAATTTAGAAGTTTTTCAGAATTTGTCTGCATAGAATTGCTCCTTTCTTTTGTACTCGGCTCTGGCGGGAGCCTGTGAGTACAGTATAGGACGGGGATAAGCAGGAAGCAAGAGATAGGAGGTATGGATATTAACGAAAGAGAAGACAGCTTTGCAGTAGAAGTCATCGAAGAAGCAAAGCAGGAGACAAAGAGATGGCGCATAGCGTGGGAAATCACGATGGTCGCGCTGATTTTATCAAATCTATATTGGATGTGGAGGTGAAAGAGATGCCGAAAACAAAAGCACTTGGGGTGTATGCGGACCGCAAAGAAGCCGTCCGGCGCGTCATCAATGTCGGACTGGCACGCAGCGGGCTGACAGGGAAAGACCTTGACCGCCGGAACATAATAAACAGAAACACCCTCGTAAAGCGGAAAGCAGAGGGCGAAACAATCCGGTTGGGAGAGATCTGGGCGCTTGACAGAGTATTACATTTTACGGATGACGAGATCTTACAGATGTTCGGGAGAGAAAGAAAGTAAGGTGAACAAGCTATGGAAGATGTAATGTTTGTGATCGCGACAAACTGCCTGACAGCGGCAGTGATCCTGTGGGAAACCACAGACCTGCAGTGGTTCCCAGCGACGCTGGCAATTACCGCAGCGGCAGCGTTTCTGATCTGTGCGCGGGAAATGGTCAAAAAAAATGATGCAGAGCTGTGATCTTGGCGGATTGGCTCTGCATCGGATGATCTTTTGTGGAGATCATCTTTATTATAAGACAAGAATGGAGAGAATGCAATGATTTTATCAGAAGATGGCAAAGTGAGAATTATGGGGACGGGGTTGAACGTCCTTAGAGATTTTGCAGTAGCGTCTGCGTCGGTAACGAAAAGCCTATTAGATGCTGGGGTATCGTATGAAGATGCGAAGAGTATCATGAAAAAAACGCTTTACGTTGGCATGATAGAAGCATGTAAGAAAAAAAATGAAACGATACCAGAGATGGAAGAGATGAATAAGGCCGTGAATGAGTTTTTTGATAAATTCCGCGACATGTGGAAGGATGAGTAACATGTATACAGAACAGCCGATAGATGAATACAATGAAAGCCTGGATACGGGAACTGAATTAAAGGCGCATAAGCGCCTGAGAAGAATAATGCGGATAACGCAGGAGATTGAACAGGAGGAAAACAAAGAAGATGAGCACATTATATGAGATCACAGGGCAGTATTTGGAACTATATGAAATGATGGAATCAGCGGATGAGTTGGAGATGAAGGTTATCGAAGACACGCTGGACGGCATGGACGGCGAACTAGAAGAAAAGGCGGAGAATTACGCAATCATTATGGCGGAGCTGGATTCGGAAGCCGCGAAGTTTGAAAAAGAAGCTGATCGCCTTGCGGCGCGCGCGGAGCAGTTACACGGACGGAGCGCGATGCTGAAAGACAGGCTAAAGAGAGCAATGGTACTTTGCGACCGGAAGAAGTTTAAAACAAACCTCTACTCGTTTGCAATCTGCAAAAACGGCGGCGTCGCTCCGATGGAAGTGGATGATACGGCAGTCCCAGACGATTACATGAAGAAAATCCCTGACACGTCTAAGATTAGAGAGGCATTGAATGCAGGAAAAACCCTCACATTTGCTGAATTGAAGGAGCGCGGGGAGCATCTTCGGATTAAGTAGGAGGCGGACATGAATAAATTTAGAGAGCTGAGGGCGGATGAGATTGAATGCCGCGTGTCCACAGTAAAAGAGAACGGCTGCTCACTATTGCTGTATAAGGATGCAAGATGTGACATGAACATCCTCGACGAGGCTGTAGGCCCGATGAACTGGGAGCGGAAGCATACGCGGGATAATGCGAATTGTACCGTAAGCATTTATGACAGCGAGAAGCAACTTTGGATATCAAAAGAGGACACGGGCATAGAATCCTTTTCGGCAAAGGAAAAAGGACTTGCATCCGATAGTTTTAAACGCGCCTGTTTTAACTGGGGCATAGGGCGAGAGCTGTATACTGCGCCGTTTATATGGATTCCATCTGATAAAGTGCAAATATCCGGGACAAAGCCTAAATTTACGACATACGATCGTTTCCATGTCACGCAGATCATTTACAAAGATTCCCGGATTGTGGCACTTGCTATTAAAAATACCTCCATTAACAAAATGGCTTTTGTGTATGACATAAGGGGCAAAGGAAAATCATGAATGCGTTTGTGAGGATAGAAAAGTACAAGGACACCGAAAAGGGGACAGACTTAATTATCTCCGTCCCGATTAAAGGTCTCGGCGAGGTCCTTAGTCAAAAAAAGATAAAAGATGCAGAAATCCGGCTGGATGATGGACGGCATATATCCGCCGAGCAGCGTAAAAAGGCATATGCGACGATCCGGGACATAGCATCTTATACTGGCTATCTTCCAGAGGAGCAGAAGGAGTGGTTGAAATACTTACATATCGTGAAAACAGGATGCGGATATTTTAGCCTTGCAGACTGCTCTATGGATACGGCGCGGGAGTTTATTAACACCATATTGGAGTACGCGGTGGAAAATGGAATCCCATTAACGGATAACGCTGTGGAACGTACCGATGATATTAACCGATACCTGTATTTTTGTATAAAGCATAAAAAATGTGCGATATGCGGAAGAGATGGGGAAATACATCATTGGGATGCTATCGGCATGGGGAACAACCGCAATACCCTAGACGATTCGGACCATCGAAAGATATGCCTATGCCGGGAGCATCACACAAACGCGCATCAGCGTGGAAGGGAGAGCTTCCAAAAAATGTATAAAGTATATGGAATTATCTACAAGGAGGATGAGGAAAACGAACAGCAGGAACAAGGGCGCGAGTGGAGAACGAGAGCTTGCGCGGAAACTGAAGGAATACGGCTATGAAGCGCGCAGAGGACAACAATACTGTGGTTCGAACGGCGACGCTGATGTGGTTGGGCTACCGGGGATACACATCGAATGCAAGCGGGTAGAGCGCCTGAACCTGTATGATGCTTTGGCGCAGTCTGTTGCGGATGCAAAGACAGACGAGAAGCCGACCGTATTCCATCGAAAAAATAATTGCGGCTGGCTCGTTACCATGAGATTTGAAGATTTTATGGAGTTATACGGAGATAGCCAGTGATGGGTTGAAACACCCGCCAAAAGGCGAAAGAAACTACTGATTCGGGACTTGTTGGGGCGTATATATCACGGGCATGACAGGATACCTCCTGTTACCCCAGCGCCGGGGGCAAGCGGCGCACACCCCACAGGGAGAAAGATCATGAACATTTTAGATTACATCCCGACCGGGCATAAAAATGCTGTTTCCAGACGCTGGCTGCAGACCACAACGCACATGAGTGATCGGATGGTGCGGCGGCTGATCGCAGAAGTAAATAAAAACGACTGCGATGCGGAGCTGATTATCAATCTGCAGGACGGCAAAGGGTACTTTAGACCGGCGGAAGATGAAAAGAATCTGG